AGAGAAATTTTTGCAATTGCTGGAGATCATCCTGCAAGAGCAGCTTTAGGTGTATTATTAGCTACTGCTGGATTAGATACTGTACAAGGTCAATCACTTTTCATTAAAGGTGAAGGTTATGACGGTACTTTTGAATTAAGTAACTTAATGCCATTACACAGTCCATTAGATATAGCATTAACAGTAGTTAACCCGCCTTTAATTAGACTGGTCAACACTGCTGTTAATTGATGCAGTTAAATTAAACACTATATAGAAGAGTGCACCTATCACTAACGCAATAGCTACTATATAACCTAGATACATGGTAGCTATTGTGAATATAGTGATTACAATTAGAGAAAAAACTATACCTATTGACTGAAAGAAAGACTTCATAGTTTGCCATTCCAGTCAGGAAATACAGGTGATCCTTTCTTTGCTTCTTTTATCTCATCTTTTACTTTTGCTACCGCTGATCTTACTATAGGAGTAACAAACTTTGGAGGACTGGCAAACAAATAGATGCTAATGATAAGGGAACTTACCATACCAACTACAAGTCCACCATAGCTATCTCCAAAGATAATAGTTACAACTACTAGTAGGAATAAATCGAATGTACCATCCTCATAACGCTTTAACTCAAATTTCTTTTTAACAAAGATTAAATTTAAAGCTGTTACGATTCCGATGATAAGAAATTCCATAGTAGACTCCTATTATTAATAGGTAGTAAGTATATGACGGAATGTATTTACTAGAACAGCATAGTTAATATCTACATTAGGCATAGCTTGATACATCTCATCTAAGATCGATTCTAACATATCATTTAATTGCAATACTTCTGTACATGTTGTATTACCTTGTCCTGGTAATTCGTAACGTAGTTGTAATAAAGTAGCTGCACGTTCATAAAAAAACTCATCTATGGTTGGCATAGATTCGTAAAGAGCGTTAATTAATGATAATGACATATCGTTAATTTGGTTTAGTTGTTTTTCTGTCATAGTTGTATTCCTAATAAACACAATCAGAATAATCTGCTTTGTAGAGAGTGGTAGGGTCTTGGTTAGTGTCCTTTTGCCACTTGCCTGTAATTGAATTAATAGTTCCTTTACGAGAACTTATTTCCAGCAAAGTTTCTGCAAGAACTTTATTAGGATCATAACCAAGTTTGTAGATTGAACCTGTAATAACTACGATCATATCTGCGTATGCATCAATTACACCATGAATATCATTAGCTTCTCGTGCTTCAGATAATTCCTGCATTTCCTCAGCTAATAAATGATCTTCAGTAGTTGGATCGTAGGTAAATAGGTTACGAGATTGATTCCATTCTACAATAGATCTAATAGGATCTATCATATGATGGAAACGGTTAAAGTTGGTTCGTAATTTAGTTAACCAGCTCATCTATAAGTCTCCGCTAATTTACGTAATGAGAGAAGATTATCTACTATATCACTATGCTGGTTACAACGAAGAGATGCGATAAAATTCTCATTAGTTAATATGTTGTTAATAATTGTCTGAATTTTACGATATGTAGCTAAATCATCTTGTTCCAACTCTGTAAGAACTTCTTCAGTAAAAACAGAAGAAGGTTTTGTAGAAGTAGTTACAGTCTCGCTTATAGTACCGAATATATCACCAAATATATTACTTGACACTGCGAGCCTCCAATACTTTGATCCAGCGATCAACAACTTCATCAGCAGATAACCATATATCAGTACCGTTAATTACTTTTGTAATCTCACGTGGTGTTAAGAAATCTCTATAGATATCGTTATACAAAAGTTTTACGGATTTATCCATATGTGTTTGCTGTTGTTGTATATCAGATCCTTTACCACCTAACATACCGCTGTAATAGTGGATCATGAAAGAAGAATGAGGACGGACATTGATTTGATCACAAGCTAAAGTAATCATAGTTCCTGCAGAAGCTACTTCACCAGATACATGAGCTACAGTTGTTGCAGTACATGTACGAATAGCATCAATCAAAATGACAGCAGAATCTAAATGCCCACCAGGAGTAGATAGGTAAAAATTAACAATATATGAAGAATCGATTGTACGTAATACGTAAGTTAGTTCATCATATACATAAGGTTCCTGAATAGTATTTGTAAGATATACTGATACTTTCTTAGTTTCTTTTTCTACTAAGATAGGTACTGGTAAATCCCAGATACGCTCAGGTTTCTTGGGAATATGTACAGTCATTGGAAGCATAGGTTAGTCCCTCAAATGTTGTTTAATAGTATCTAACGCTCGTAAGATTGCTAGTTCTGTGTCAGTTGCATCACGATCATACTCGTAGTGAAAGGTATCGAAACGATATACTTCCTTCATAACTTTTCCATCATTGCTAATGATGGTATCACCAAGAAGTTCTTTACGTAATTGCGATACAAGAGCTTCTTTTGATATAGATATAGTTACTGTCTCAGATTTAGTTCCATATAAATTCATTTCCAACCTTCGGATGTACGAGTTAAAACAGTGATTTTTGCATCTGTTGCACCTGGATAAGCATCTAAAATATCTACCACTAGTTTAGAATATCCACTAATATCTCTCCATGTATCGATATATAAAGGATCTCCATTTGCGATACGTGCTAACTTATGACAGATCATTGAAATACATTCCAAAATAAATGTAGGTAGATTACCATCTGGATGTGTTTGAATATAATGCTGTACTACTGCGTTACGTAGATATTGTGATAAACCAGCTTGTGTAGCAAAGTTTCCATAACGGTCACCACGAGTATTAAGAGTAGTAGCTATATCAGTTTCTGGGGATGGTTCGAGTTGTTCCATAGTTACCTCTCTAATATATAATAAAAAGCGGCAACTAGTGCCGCTATTAATGGTTATAAAGCTATTCTACAGCTTACATGCACCACCTGCACAACCTTCGTCTTCCTCATTATTACCATCACGTGTGTTATGGTAGTATAAAGTTTTTATACCAAGTTTGTATGCAGTAACCAAATCTTTCAGTAACACATTCATAGTTACTTTACCTTCTGGAAACTTAGATGGGTCATAGTTAGTATTTGCAGAAATCGATTGATCAAAGAATTTCTGCATAATAGCTACTAATTGTAGATAGCCAGTATTATCAGGAATTTGCCATAATAGCTCATAGTGTAGTGCATCTACTTCTGGTACTACTTGATTATAAACACCTGATTTACTGCCTTTTGCTGTTACTAAACCACGTGCTGGTTCAATACCATTAGTAGAGTTAGTAATAGCAGAACTAGTCTCACACGGCATCTGTGCTGTAACGGTAGAGTTGCGTAAACCGTGAGCGAGGATACTAGTGCGAAGTGCTTCCCAATCTAAGAGAAGAGGTTGTGTATGTACTGCATCAACATCACGTTTATAACGGTCAATAGGTAATATACCTTGACTATATGTAGTACGATTGAAGTAGTCACAAGCTCCTTGCTCAATAGCTAGTTGATTAGATGCCTTCAATAGATAATACTGCAATGCTTCCATAGTTCGGTGAACTAGGTTATTTGCAGACCCATTTGAGTAATAGACACCATTTTTTGCTAGGTAATAAGCTAGGTTAGTTACACCTACACCAAGAGATCTACGAGCTAGTGCTTTACGAGCAGCTTCCTCAGGATAGTCTTGGTAGGAAAGAAGTGAATCTAAACCACGTATAACTAGATTAGATAGATGTTCTAGCTCGTCCAATGATTCAATAGCACCTAGATTAATAGCTGCTAATGTGCAAAGAGCGATTTCCTCATCTTCTGTACCCATAGGTTTGGTAGGCAAAGTGATTTCCATACAGTTACCAGTAAGAACACCATTAAACATGAGTTTATTATAGGTAGGTTCTGTACCGCAATAGGTAGGAGCTACTTCATTGTTATCTACTACAGATAGCACTTTCACAAATTGAGAAGCTTCTCTGTTATAGATACGTACTGTAGGCATAACACGACCAGCAGAGTAACCAAGAGCTACTAGATGGTTTAATGAACTACCAGCAATCAAGATACGATACTGCTCTTTACACCAGTATTGACTACTTCCACCAGTACCATCATTAGATGGTAAGGTATGGTAACAAGCATCTGATACTTTAGAAAACTTAGAGTTAATACCAAGTTCCTGTAACAGTAATTGTAATGAAGCTAGGAATTGTTTATTAGTAGATACTAATTGAATAGATTCAGTTCCTTGATTGTTAGTCAAAGTACCATCACCATCAAATAAGCCAGCTAACCAATTTAAACGACTTTGTACACTATAAGAAGAATCAGGTACAAAGAATTTATCTTGTAAAACACCTTTAGAGTAGTTTACATTAATTCTACCTGAATTATCTGTAGTTA